TCTCTATTACATACTCTATCCCAATCAAAAAGAACCCCCTATCCGCTAGGAGGTTCTCTCTCATTCGGCTCTATGTTTTGTCTTACTTCTTGACGATCTTCATGTCTTTTAGAATGGTTGCCATATCACTTTGAGCAAGGCGAATTGTACCATCTCGATCAAATAGTTTATATTTCATGCCACGTGGATTCTTTTCATCTACGAGAATAATACGTCCTACTTTTGACTTACCTACAATACGATGACCACTGGTGACTACAAGGCGAATTGGCTTTAATTGGCTTGCAATCGCATTACCGATCTTGACTTCTACGATACTTCCTTTTCGAAGTTTGTCATAGATGTCTTTTGCTTTGTCATTGTCCATGCTTTGTAGATTCTCACGAATGGCTTCTTCGCCAATCTGTGTTGAAAGGTAATCTGCCATGCCATCAAGTTTGTCAATAGCGATTGCGACTTTGTTCGTCCACCATGAAGGTAGTGAGTCTTCATCGTCAAGCCCTGACAGTCCTCTTTCCATCTTGTTCAATGCATCACGAGCAATTTTAATTTGATTTTTGGCAGATATAACGTCGTGATGACCACCTTCTGTGATGGTCTCTTCATTGATCAAGCCACGAATTGATGATTCTAGATTTTTCATTTTTGATCCTTACTTATATCTTTTCTTATTAAACTCGTTCATGGCTTGAATGATGTCACGAGTTAAAACTTCTGCCTTAAATTCGAAATAATCCCGAATCTTTCTTTTTTCAGAAGAACTGAGTTCAGTTTTTGCCGAAGATTTTTTATCTTTTACTGGTGGCAATTTCTCGTATTCATACTCAAGACGCATCTCGATGGATTGATACAAGTCTTTAATTTTAGAATCAAAAAGTCTTTTGAGTGAATCAAATGTAACCTCATGCTTTGATTCACTGAGAGCCTGGTGATAGCCTGCTTCGTATGCTTCTTGTAGTTTGTCTTCAAAGTTCACGGTCTGTCATCCTCTGTTGATCTGTTTGGCCCTCTCATGCCACCAAATTGATACGGGTCAATTGGGTAGCCAGCATAAGGGTAGGGTGTGTCGAGTGTAGGGCGCCTCTTGTTGATTGCTCGTCTTACGTCTTTTTCATACTTGAGTTTTCTTGAGAGTTTGTTGATTTCGTCGCCAACACCAGAGAAACCACCAAGTGATTCGTTCATGCCAGAGTTGAGGTCTTCGAATCTCTCTGTGATGTAATCAAGAAGATCTTCTGTGTTGGTTTCAAAGTAGTCAGAGACTTGACGTTCGGCTTTGAGATCATAATTCACAGGACCTCGACCCTCGTATGGTTGAACAAGTTCATTGACAACTTTTCTTTCCATTTCGCGCCAGTGCTTCTCGAACACTTTTCTTGCTCTTGCAAAGTTAAACTTTTGACCTTTTTGCTCATCAAGTTCTACAGATTCAGTCTTGCAATGACCAGCATTCAGTTTAGTCTTTTTCTTTCCTTCAGTCTTGCAATGACCAGCGTTTAGTTTGGCTTTTTTCTTCTCTTCTTCAAGAAGTTGTTTCTGTAGATAATGCATTTTAGATCTCCGTTAGACTCAATCTACTATCTGAGTGATGTGTGTCAAGTAATTGTTGAGCAATTTTACGATTGTGATTACTAGTATTTATTCGATTTTGGCGTTTGAATAAATAGTTCTAAGTGCTTACAACAAGGAAACAACAATGCATTGGAAGATGAAGCAAACACTCAATGAGAACAAAAATCACCACATCGACGAAACCGTGAAAACCGCGTTCAAAGATTTCGACATGGACTCAAGAGTCTTTTTAGCAAAACTCAAAAAGTTTGGCTTTGAAAAACAATACAAAAAAATGTTAAAAAACTTCGATAAGCACGCCAAACCAGGTGATGGTTTTTACTTTATTGATGGTGGTAGAGAACTTGGTTTTCAAGTTCACCCCGTGGCTGATATGATGATGGGGCCAAAGATCAAGAAACTTGGTGACACACAAGACTTAGGTGGTGGCAAAACTGCTAGACTCATCGCAATCAAAGAAGGTGTTCAGATTGACGAAAATAATGTGACTGTCAAGTTCGTTGTAGACGCTGATCAAAACTCATATGAGAGTATTACTCGTGATCCCAAACTTAAGAAACTACCAGGTTTTCTTGGCCTTCATAACATAGTATTTCAATCTCGCAAGAAAAAGGCTGTGTTCACATTTCGTAAGGAAAGGGGAAATTGGCCGAGGTTCGAGAAGTTGCTCAAGAAGCACGGCTTGAAATTGGTCGATACCATCTATGAAGGTTCTAAGAAACTTGATGAATCCAATGTTTACAACCCACCAAAAAATAGTTCTGCCTACTATGGAAAGAAAAGTTTTGCAATCGTGGATAGATACGGCAGCATCATTCGTGTTGGTTTGTCAGAAAAACAAGCCCGTAAATTAGTGCAGCCTGGTCAGATGGTTGATAATCTTCCTGGTGCAAAAGTTGGTCAGGTTCTCAAAAAAAATAATGTTCCTGATTTTTATCGAGAATCTGTGCATGTTGATGAGCAAGGACCTCTTGGTGGAGGTCTTACAAATCCAACTCTTCCATTTTTACCTCAAGTTGCTCAGAAACAAAAAACAGGAAAATATCGTCCTGGCCGTCGAGAAATTGGTCGTCGAAGACCAGCACCTGGACTTGTTAATCCTGGTGGTCCCCCAATTCAATTTGAAGGACTAGCAGCCCGTGACATACAAGGCATGATCAAGGGGTTAAACAAGAAAGCCAAGCAAGAGATTGCAGGTGTTCTGAATGACATGAACCTCAGTGGCTATGGTGACTACGAAGCAAGAGCAGACAACGTTCATAAATTCAAACCTAAAGATTTGCTTAAGGCGATGAATAAGGTAATGAAACTTGAGCAGGCTAATATTGTTGAGTTCAATGATAAGTTTATGAAGACAGGCAAGTATGCCAGTAAACAAGACAAAGCACATTATGCCAAAAAACGAAAAGAGTTCGAACGAGAACTTAAAAAAGCAGGCATAAAATTCCACTTTGTTGCTGGAAATCAAAAAGGACCTGTCGAAGATACCTATTATGTTTCCTTTAAGAATAATCAAAAAGCACATCAAATAGCAAACAAGTTGTTTGCTGGTGCAGTGTTTAGTTCAGAGATACGACGATTCGGCATCTCGGCTGTGAGCGAGGTTTCATTTTCTGAATTCAGTGAGTCTGTGCAACTTGATGAAGGCAGCACAATAGAATTTAAATTTAAAAACCCAATGAAAGCCGGTGCCTTCATGCGACGAATCATGCGAGATAAACTCGCAAGTGAAGTAGACCGATATGACGGGGATAGAAGTCCTGAAGAAATTGTTCAAGTCATCATGCACCCAAACGACTACGAGAGAAACGATATTGAAAGGTTGGCAAAGCAATACAAAGGTGAACTGCGTGAGGATCTACAAATTGATGAGATGTCTGCAAGAGATCACTATAGAAGATACAAGAACAAGAATCGTGTAACATCTATCGACCGCGAGCGTTTCCCAAATCGTGAAAGAGAAGGTCTTGAAGGACCGTATCGCACCAAGAAAACGGGTCTGATTTATTACTATGATAGAAAGGCTGGTAAGTATTACGATCCACAAACCGACATGTACCTTAGCGTTGATGATATCATGGAAAGCATGGGCATCAATGAGCAAAAAGTAAGCACCTTTGTAGTTGAGTTAGATACTTGGCATAACCCAAAAAGATATGCTAATTTTCTTAAAGATTATGGTATTGTAAGGTCAGAAAAAGACTACACAATACAACGAAGAAAAGTGTCCTTTAAATACAAGCCTGTTCGTGGAGTTTCACTCAAACATATTGAACTATTAGGAACTGTGTTGAAAAATGTTGGTGGTAAATTTCGTAGAATCGAGGCAACTCCAGAAATTGAAAAAACGGCCAGACAAGCACACAAAAAAGCAAAGTTTATACGAGATATTGCTGATGAAGACCGTAAACCAATTAAAATTCCAAAGAATTTCTTTGATGTAGATTACGAAAAAATTCGCCGGGATCATGAGGATGCTGTAAGACGTGCGCAGGATGAAAGCATCAATGAAAGTGATCACTACAGCAAAAAAGATTTGTACACCGACAAAGACATTAAGAAACTAAGTAAAGCGTATGGCAATGAAAGTTACAAGGGTGGCTTTAGAGGTGACAAAGAAGATTTGCCTGGTGCAGTAAAGCAAATGCTTCGCTATATCAGTAACTACTCTAACAACGACTTGATAGTTATTGCTTTGGCTGACATTCCACATGCTTCAACACAAGCAAAAATAGAGTTAAAATTGCTCAGAGGCTATGAGATCAAAGGTCGACCACCAAAGAAAAGATCAGACTTCGTAAAAAAATAAAGACACACGCATGAAATCATTTCTAGAATATTTTGATGAAGGCAAGCGTATACCCAAGACTCGTAAGAATCAAGACCCTGATACTCACAGCGATCTTTACACTGACGAAAATCCAAAAGGAACAATTCACGGTCTTGGGTTTAAAGATGTAAAAACCGCCGAAGCATCAGTCAAAAAAATTGAGTCATCAAATCGAACACATGCTCATAAAATTCAAGCAGCAATCGCCATGGAACAAAGAGCAAAGGTGATGGGCAAGAAAGAAGAAGCCGCTGTGTATCGAAAGTACATTGAAAAGATGAAAAAGATAACGAAAGAAAAGAACAAATGAAAGACTTCTACAATTACCTCTACGAACAAAGTCAACCAGCAGGAAGAATAGACTTCAGCAACATTGGTGACGTAGACAATCCTAACATTCTTGTTCGTGGCTATGGTTCAATGACACTCAAAACATTGAACAGTCAGGTCGCAAAAAGACTTCGCAATCTTGCTGATCGGCTTGAAAAGAAAGGTGATACAGATTACCTTGCACGAGAAATGAGCGACGATGGTATCGTTCGTTTGTTCGTCGATGCAATCACAGCCGTTGAAAAAGAAATGAAGACACCATCAGTCAAAAGAAAGTTCACAAATCTCAAAAAGAAAATGCGATGAAAAAATTCTTCAATTATCTAACTGATGATTATGATCCTGAAGCCGACTATGCAAGTCCATTAACAAAGATTCGGGATAGTAAAGCCGCAAAAGAAGTTTTATCTCTGATCAAAACGGAGAAAGATTTTCGTGAAGCATTTGGTAAAATCTTTTTTGGTGAACTCAAAAGAGACAAAGAAAGAAACACACCCATTGAAGACTACTTCGAGTATGTTATGAACATATGGGTTCGTCACAACGATTTGAAATTTCCATCTTCATTCTTCAACATATTTCAAAAGTTTAGAAATGTTTTTCCTCAAGACTTGATTCCAGAATCAAAAGTTTTGTATCGTGGTATCAATATGGAAAATATTGTGATGTCAGAATATGGCGTCGATGAAAAAATGAGAAAAAATGTAATGAAACTTTTTCGTGATCCATCAAAGTTCAAAATCGAAGGCAACACCGCAGTCAAAAAATTTAGATACACACCGAAACGAGAACTTGAAAGTTGGACTATATCAGAGGAAATTGCTCTAGAGTTTTCTGGTGCAATCGCAGGTGCCTCTGTAAACATCGATAACGCTTTTCGTGTTCACAACGAAAACACCATAGCAAAATTCAACACTAATAAGGCACACTTACCAAATGCAGGAGAGCGTTTGTGGAAAATGTTTCATCAATCTTATGGGCGGTGGGATGAGTTGCAGCAATTGAAGAAAGAATATCCAATTTTGACACCAACAGGAAAAGCATCGATGCCTTTGTTCAAGAAATACTTCAAGGCTTTGATCAATCGTGACAAAAAATCATATCAGTCTGCGATGGTTGATCTTTTTCTAAAAAGAGGAATACCAATCATCATAGAGATTGATTACACACCAGATGACTTTGTGTTTAGTTCAGAATTGCTTAATCGTTATTCACTCGAATCTGTTGGCAAAGAAGAGTACGAATCTCTTCGTGTTGGCAAAAGGCCATTTGACTGTAAACTTAGAGTTCCTTCTGTGTTAATTGATGTTTTGAAGGGTAAACTGCCAAAAGAATTCTTTGAGGTGCAAACAATGATCAACTTTAACAGATCTGGTGATGCTGTTGCAAAAGGTGATCGCCAAACATAAATAATTGTATGCTCTCAGAAGAGAAAAAACTCATCGATCATGTACGAAGCGAATGCAAAGAACACGGCATTCGCTTTGTTCTTTCTAATCATCAGGCAGTAAATACAGGTGAGCGTTGCAGAGCATCAGGCTATTTCGATGAGACATCTCTCGTAGTGGCAAAAAAATCAAGCAAGTGGGTGCAAACACTTGCACATGAATACTGCCACATGTGTCAGTGGCTTGAAGGTGAGCCAAAATACACAGCAAAAACAGAAGACGGTCGATGTCCATGTATGGTATTTCTCGAATGGGTGAATGGTATACATGATGATAAAGATCTTGCTTTTGATGCAATGAAAAAAGTAATCGAAATGGAACGAGACTGCGAAATTCGAACAGAAAAATTGCTACAAGAGTATGGCCTTCTTCAGTGTCAGAATGAGATAAATACCTTTCGTGTTCGTGCAAATGCATATTTGTACTCACATTGGGTTTCGTTTCAAGAAAAAAGATGGCCAAAAGCAAGGTGGTCTACTTTGATTGATCCAGAAATGATGCCTAAAACATTTCGATGTAAACCGCATGAAAAATGCTCTGCTCGAATCTATCAGCATGTGTCAAAAATCATGTAAAAATAAATAAGTTTATCTTCCTAGGAGTTAAAAATGAGCAGAGATAATCGATTACAAAAAAGAATTAATGAAGCGTATGCAAAAGGATACGCTGCCGGTCTTGAAGAGACAACACATCTTTCAGAACAATTCGGTGGTGGTGCACCTGGTGGCACAACAACAACAATTGGTGGAAACGGAACACTCGACTTCAACGACTATACGTTTATTCTGAGCCTTCTTGGTGAAAACAACACATATGGTGCCTTAATAAATTATACAATAAGACAGGGTTCTCCTGGTCTTCTTCAATTGCCAAGTGGCGTTTTCATTAATATCATGGATGGCTCACCATTCCTTGTTGTAGCAAGAACAAACCCCCCAACAGTTGAATTTGACTTTGATGCTCTTGGTCAATTCTTTGGAGTGCCGAATCCTGGTGGTCAACCAGCAGGACCTCGACCACCTCAACGTTCAACGATTAGACCAGGAACAAACTTTGCTCGTCCTTCGCGTCAAGCAAACAGACCTGGCATTCAACAAGGACCAGGCGGCGGTTTTGGTGGCGGAATGCAACCACCTATGTAAATTCGCTAAAAATTTAAGCATGAAAAGAGTCGCCAATCGGGCGGCTCTTTTTTTATAAATACAAGAACAGGAGGCGACTAGATGCCCACAGCAAAAACTAAGATTCAAGAACACAAACCACTAATTATTGGCCTATCTACAACATGGGTGCTTACGATTCTTGGTTTTGTATGGACAGCAAGTTCACTCAACACATCATATGACAATCGCATCACGAATCTCGAAGAAGATTTGAATGACGCGGTTCAAAGAATTCAAGAAACAGAAACAGCACAGACTCGTATTCTTACTGATCTGGCTGAAATTAAAACAGACATCGCATGGATCCGTAGACAATTGGAGAGATCAGAATGAGACCTGAAGACGTATCAAAAGAACAATACACAAACTGGCTCTTTGAGCAAGCAAGAATGGATCTAGGCCGAAGACCTGCTGAGATCGGTATGACTAAACCTCGCATGGGTAAAGGTATGAAAGGTATGGGAGAGCCAGGTGAAATGGAATTTCTTATGCCACTTCCAGGTGGAAACCTTCCTGCAATAATGATTCCCCCACCAAGAAGGGCTCTTGATGATTTGCTCGAAATCTTAGGCGACGGTCCCTTTTTTCCACCAAGAGAGTGGTCAAAAAATATTCAAAGATGGGTTCAAAAGTATGCTGGAAATACACAATTAGGTAATAGAATTTTAGACCTTTTTACAAGTAAAACAGGTCAACGACAAATTCCAAGTTGGTATCTAATAATTGAAACAATACTGAAGTTTCAAAGAGGTATGCTTAGCCCATCAGATATGCTTGCTAGAGGTAGATTTTTGCCAGTTTCAACACTTTTTGATGAGTTAAGAGGCTCTCAAGGTGAGTGGATTAACAGACTTAGAGGTATATTTTCAGAAGACAACTCTTTTGAAGATATACTGGAATTGTTTGGCCTTCAAGGCTCAAAACTGTATGGTGGATCTAGTTTTGGTTTAATGGATTGGGAACTCGACATTGTGAATTCAATGGTAGCGGCAATTCAAGAAATAAATCCGTACATAACCTTTGATGTGACTCGCAGAAGACTAAGAGAAATAGTGAGATCAGGAGGACTTAACAGATTTTTTGGTGGAGACCAAGAACTTTTAACAAAACTTCGAACAGTGATTGAAGAAATTAAACTTGGGTTTGCTAATGGGGAAGACTTTGAGTTAACTGCATTGATGGCAAAAATGGCAGAACTTCAAGCCATATTTGCTCAATATGAACAGCATGTGAGTACCCAACTTAAAACGTATCTTGAATCTTTAGATCTTCCAAGTGAAGAAATTGATAGAATCGTGGCAAACGTAATGCCCGAATTTTTCGTGAATGATAGAAGACCTACCGAAACAATCAATGGACAACTAACACTAATTCTAAAGTTTTATCTTAGACACTACAAAAAAGTTCGAGAATTTTGATAATAACTAAGATACAAAAAAATAAAAAAATAGGACTTGTGTTTTGAAAAAAGCAAAAAAACTATTAGAGCAAATAATTAAAAATCAGATCGCAAAAGATACTGGAATTGGTTTAACCAAAACACAAGCAACTAAAAAATTTGCGACTGATTCACCAGTCATTGCTCCTCCAGAAAGAATGTCAATGCCAGATGGTTCAGGTGGTTCAAATTCTCCTTATTGGGTTATTCTTGGATACAGTATTAATGGTACAACATTTTTAGAAAGACTAGTGGCGCTTGGTGTAGGTGAACCAGAAATTACTGTTCGTCTTGGACAACTTTTTACACCAGAGCAGTTGCGGGCGATTGCATTAGCACTTTCTTTTGATGCCGGTAGAGCCGATGCAGTTGCAGAGATACTTATAGAACTTATTGTGAAACAGCCAACAAGGGCGGCAACCGACAAGCCATCTCCGTATGCTGTTGCTGGTATGAATATGACAAAGGCACAGGTAGCAGAGTTTGATTTGCTATTAAAACGTCTTTTGTTTTTGATTAATCCTTCTTCTAATCTAGACTTTATTTCACAACTTCTTTCTTACCTAGAATTGTATTCAGGAGGTTTAGGTTTTATTAATGAAGATGGTGAGTTTGGTTTTATTTTAAACCTTTTCTTCGGAACGATAAGACGAGATATAAACTTTGATATTCTAGGTGATTTTACAATGCAAGAGTTAATAGAAGCCTTATTACGAGGATCATTCACTGGCTCAGATAGATATCCACAAGAACTTTTAGATTTAGGATTTACCGAAGAAGATATTGACAATTTAAGACGAAGATTTTTCAATTATGATTCAGCATTGACAATCATCAGAAGAAATGACATGTTTAGTAATTTTCTTGAAGCAGGTCTGGGCAATCAATATGCAGAGTGGGTTAACAGCGGAGGTGATGTTGATGATTTGATTAAAATACTAGAAGACCGGGGGCATTTTCGTATATCTCTTAAAACTGGTCAATTGATTCCCGCAAAAGATAGTAATTTAGATTCATTTACTCTAAATGCACTAATGCAAATAATTACACTGTTGAAGTTTATTCGAAATTTAGAATATATCATATAATGAAATCTTACTTTAAACCACTTAAAAAAGTTTTGATGAAGATTAAGAATTATGACTTTATTCTTGATCTTGCACTTACAGATACGTCGCAAAGACTCGGTTTAATGTTTAGAAAAAGTATGCCAAAGAATCGAGGTATGCTTTTTGTTTTTCCTGAAGAGCAACCAAGAAGTTTCACGATGAAAAACTGCAAAATGGATTTAGATATTCTTGGCCTTGACTCAAACGGCTACGTCGTTGACAAACAAACCATGTATCATCGAACACAATCAGACTACCCAATTGACAGACCAATCATGTACGCAATAGAACTAAACTCAGGAGTTGCTGACACAATTGGAATAAATATTGGTGATCAAATAGGATTATAACTATGCATTGGAAACAAAGACTACTACTACTACAAGAAGTAACGATACCACCACCAAGAAATTTTGGTGGAAGACCGACACCGATTCGTCCTGGTCCTCGACCAAAACCACCAAAATTGGGAAGAACCCCAACTGGCCAGTTTGTTCCTATTCCAGATATTGACACTACAATTCCTCAAAGTGGTTTCTTTGGGGACATGATTCGTTTGATTGCTCAAATTTATAGAGATCAACCAAACAGTCCAATAAAAACGGCGTTCTTCCGTCAGTTTTCTGAATTTATAAAATCCACTGGCTCTTCATCAGAAATTACCAGTCAACAATTAAATGACCTTCTAAGACACCTAAGACTTTTAGGAGATTTTGGCACAGATGTCCAAGTAAATCTAGGAAACCCAACAAGACTTCTTGAATTAATAACCAGTTACAGCGATATGAATCCAGCAGAACTACTACAGTTTCTTGCCTTGCGTTACGGACTCACCGTCGAAAGACTCGATATCAAAATTAATGCTCAAATAACATTTGATGTGTACAGAGATTGGATGGGTTGGATCGGAGAAAATGGTCCATTTAACAAAATTATGGAGGATCTTGCAGGCATTGAACCAGAACCACCAAGATACATTTTTGACGAACTTGGCAATCTTCAAAGCATACTACTTGGTCTTGGAGGTGAAGGAGCAAATGCAGATGCGATGAGAGTGATACGAGATCAACTTCTTGAATCTATCAACTCAGGTAATGTAGTTGGCATTCTAGAAAATATGATTAGGTATCACGCACAACTTACAGACATGATGAGTGATATGGTTGATCTACTTGACACCGTAGATTTACCCGCCGACGTTAGAGAAGAAGTAATTCGTAATTTAGAAACTTTCTATGAAAACTTTACGGCGCCACAATTTGGGGATCCTGACACACCATTCGGTGCTCTAATTAGATATCTAATGGGTGAAGACTTGCCACCTGAGTTTGAGATTATCAGATAATATTACCATTTATTAGGAACATAACTATGCATTGGAAACAAAGACTATTGCTTTTACAAGAAAAGATGATACCACCACCGAGAAGATTTTTTGGTGATAAACCAACACCAATTCGTCCTCGTCCTGGAGCAAAACCATCAAAAATAGGAAGAACCCCAGCCGGACAGTTTGTTCCTATTCCAGAAATTGACATAACAATTCCACAAAGCGATTTCTTTCGTGACATGGTAGAACTGATTGCTACTATTCTACAAGATCAACCAGATAGTGCGATCAAGACGGCATTCTTTCGGCAGTTTTCTAAATTTTTAAATCCAAATCAAATGGATTCCCCATCAGTTAGCAGTCAACTACTCAATGATCTTCTTCGTTTCATAAGAGCCTTAGATTTTGCTTCACCTGATGTTCCTGCAAATGTGGGTGATGGACAAAGTATTTTTAGAATACTGTTGCAATATAGTGATATGGGCGAAGAAAATCTATTACAATATCTTGCTTTGAGATATGGTATTGGTGTACGTTATGACGAACTTAATCTTAAAGTAAATTGGGAAATAAGTTTTGATGTCGATCAAAGGTGGAATAGTTTTATTATGAACAATGCTGCTTTGGATGATTTTTTAGATTCCTTTATGAATCTTCAACCTCGACCAGACAATTACGATGAGATTTTAAGTTACATCTCTAACATTCAAACTATACTCTCTGGTTTACCAGGCGATGCTTCCCAAATGTCACAGGCCATTGAAGGCATTCGTGAAAGTCTTATCTTGTCTATAAGACAAGGCGACATTCTCGGTGTTCTTGAAAACATGATTAGATATCAAACACAACTTACAGATATGTTTAGCAATTTAGTTGAATTGCTAGACAATGTAGATATGCCTAGCGACGTTCGAGATGAGTTGTATCGTGACCTTACACGTTTCTATGAAAACTTCACAGCGCCACAATTCGAAAACGATGACGGTCCATTTGGTGTTCTAATCAGATATCTATTGGGTGAAGATCCACCACCTGATGATCTGAGCGACTATATGTACCCTTACGATCCAGATGAGTTGGGTTAAGGTTTCCAGAAAACAAACACTGGCTCGTACTTAAGGTACTGCCCCTTCACTTGACAATAATTCTTGCACTTGGGAATACCGTTTTCATCTAATCGGTTTTGACCAGGCATTGATGCCATTGCCATCTTAAGAAAACCTTTGTACTCCATACCGAGAGATTCAAGAATCTTCTTCGAGTCTTCTTCGAGTGGCATGTACTCTTTACCCATCAGAATGTCAGCAATGTTCCAGAGAAGATATCTTTGCGGACGCAGATACTCAACCGCCGTCTCAAGCGTTGGTCGCAAGAACCCGTCTACCCACCCTTGATAGCCTGGATAACGCTGATACGACTGTTTAGCGTCATCTGCGTAGCCCTCACGGTTGAAGTATGGGGGCGATGTGAATACAAGATCAAGTTTACCCTTGTGCTTCTGAAAGTCTGGATTGTTCTTGATGTCTTCGGCACACTCATCGAATGTCTCAAATGTATTCGAGTGACTGAATACACCATTGCCACGATATGTATTTTCGTTGAAGAAGTTGGCAAGATAGTCGTAGCGACTTATGCCTTCTTTCGGGATCTGATTTTCTGGATTAGGATCTGTGCCAATATAGTGAATCCGACGATCATCCCGTACGGACATAGCACCAAGAATACGACCGCCCCAGCCCGATGACGGATCATAAATTCGAATAGTTTCTTGATCTTTGACATGTTCCGTGAACCTTTCATAGAGATACTTTGCAGTCATAGGCGGAAAGTTTACTGCGACTTGAATGTAACCAATCTTGAATGCAGTAAACGCTTTCGGAAACACCTTGTGACCAAGTTTGAATAAACGAAGAATGTAAACGTGATCGGCTTTCAAATCATTCACATCAATATTAGAAATGTTTCGTTCTGTAAAGCAACCTCGATCATACAATACTTTGACTTGTTCAGCACTCAGAGAGAGTTGCTTTGATTGATCGATTTGATAATAGCCTGTAGACAATCCTTCAGACTCTTCTTTTTCACTAATCCAATAATCGTAACCCATTGACTCCATGAGTTTTTTGTTTTGACAACACTTCTCACAGAAATCAAAACCACTATCTGCACTAATAATGTTTGATGGATCACCAAGTTTCATTGTGTGGCTGTAGTGATAGAAACTATCTCGTTTGAAATGTCGTTGACTACCCTTGACCATTCTCTCAAGAAACTTATCATCGTTGAACATGTCATATACAGAATGACCATCGCTTTTGATGTTGTAGTTGATTCTTGCTTTCATCATAGTCGGAAAGAATTGATCAACTTCTGTGCCTGCTCTCGCTGTGTTGAGAATAACATCGTTCTTTTTACCGAACGAACAGCCAAGTTTGTCTGTGTATTCAAACTTGTGAACAGGGTGCGATGACAATGAGTTGAAAGACTTTACAATTTTCTTTTCGTCTGCACCAGATCGAGGCGGGCAACCGTATCTATCCCAAGACTCAAGCATAGTTTTACGATAGTCAATCACCCACTGCCGAAATTCATCTTGAGACATATCAAGAAGTTCTTCAAAAAAAACATTGATGCTTGATTGAAGAACGTGTTCATTTTTTTCAAAGAAATATTTTTCCACTGTCACTTGCCTTTCCAATACCTATCAGCCAATTGATACTGACGTTTCTCTGCTTCTTTTTCACCATCACCTTGCCACTTGTCTGTATACCATTGTTGCACATGAACCATTTCGTGCATTACTGTAGCAACGGTGTCACGAAGAGATTGCTCTGTGCATACTTTGATTCGATACTCTTTGTCACCTATCTTTTCTGTCTCGCCCCAACAGTTCAAATCTTTGACGGGGTGAAGATAGATTGTTACATCATCAAGGCTATGCTCTCGAACAAACCATTCAACTATATTTAGGAATAATTTCTTGAGGGGCTGAGCCTCGAATACCTTTATCATATATTCCACCCTTCGAAGTTTGTCTTCTCAAACTTGCTATCAAGACCAAGATCTTCTGATTGTGGTGATTGAATCAAAGTTTGTGCCGAGTCTTCAAGGTCATAGAATTTCATCTTTGGCTTATCAAGACCGACCACAAACTTTTTGTTCATGTTAGGATCACCATAGCGATTCTTCAACTGCTTGATCATAATCTGACCAAGTTTTTCAAGTTCTTCTGTTGTGATCAAAGCAAACATAAAGTCAGCCGTCGCAGGCAGACCGAATGACTCAGAGGTATCTTCAAGACTCACATCAGAGTTTGAATAGCCTGAGCGATTCGTTTGTGTCGCTGTAATAATAGGTACGTTCATCTCTACAGCAAGCCCCCTCAGTTCTTCTGCAATCGCTTTGATAAACGTGTAAGAGTTCACAGACGAACCTGCTTTGAATCTTGCAGATGCACAGATGTTGAGATAGTCAATAAAGATGATGTCTGGTATAAAGTTTCTCTTGATCTTTAGTTCTTCAAGCAAGGATCGAAAGTGCATCACATTGGCTACAGCAGTAGGATACTCTTTGACAATCAAACGACCAGTCACGTTCTTGGTCGCTCTCTGAAGTTTACGATCATACATTTCTTTAGGCAAAGTCTTGAGTGTGTCAAGCGTGATGTCCATCATGTTCGCATCAATACGTTCTGCGATTCGTTCCTCTGCCATCTCACAAGTGATATACAAGACTCGCTTGTTTTGTTTTAAACAGGCACTTGCATGATGACAGAGGAACATTGACTTGCCGACACCTGTACCAGCCATAACAACGTTAAGTGTTTTGTTCGGAATACCGCCACCAGTAATCTTGTTCAACAGATCAATGTCAAACTCAGTTCTGGTTTCGACACGATGATAAAAATCAAATCGCTCATCAGAGTCTTCAATATAATCGTGACCAATATGAGAATCAAAAGAGATTGCTAGTGCATCAGAAAGAATTTGAGGAATCGCATTTTCACTCTGCTTGTCATCTTTACCATCAATGATGGTGATAGAGTTCATAATGGCATTGTACACAGCCTTATCTTTGCAAAAGGCTTCAGACTCTTTCAACAACCACTCATCATTTGGCTCAACATCACTAAACTCATCAATGAGTGTGACACATTCTTGATGAATGTTCTCGTTAATGTTTTTGTTTTTGTCAAGAGCGATCTTCAACGCATCAGATGTTGGTAAAGAATTAAACTCTTCAACAAAAGATTTGATGGCTTGAAACACAATCTTCTCAGTCTCATTGAGAAAGTATTCGTCTTTTAGAAATGGCAATGTCTTGCGGCAATACTCGTCTTTCTGAACAAGATTGCTTAGAATGATTCTTTCAATACTCATGTAAAAGAGTATACCTCATTTACTACATTAGTCAAGTTCATTCTTGTATTAAACCATACTCGGTTTCTATTTGTTTCTTCCAGAAAGGCATAAACAACTTGTCAAAGTTCCAAGTCTTGTTGCTAATCTCTTCGTATTTTTCAAGCAAATACTCTTCTGTTATTTCACTAAAATCTTTTGAGTAAAGTATTGGCAAGTCTTCGAAGTGGCGAAGAGCAGTGCAGTCAGTGACAATCGGTATCGTCTTCATATAGAGTGCCTCCCACAAACGCATGGTGTCGTAACCCATGCCAGATGGTGCAAGAGTAAACTTATACTGCGATAATGTTTTGTGATAGTTTTTAGTGTTGTCTGTCACAGAAGATTCGCCATCTTCAACTCGTCTTACACCACGCTCTGAAATACCTTGTGCGATCTGCCATTTTGCGTTGTCATCTGTATTAGAAAGATCATACTCAGCCAAGACATCTTTACCGCCATTGTAACCATAGAAAGGACACTCACCCTCTGTGATGTCTTCGATCTTGAACCAGTCACCGCTTTCGTTTTTAAATCTATCGTAAATAGATCTTCGAACGCCAGCACGATCAGTTCGTTCATCAGTTCGAACATTGTGATTGATGTATAAAAGTTTTTGTTTGTCGGTTGTGCAGTTCTCGACTAAGGAACTTATCTGCCCATTATCCCAAATAGGCTTTGCAATACCCAAAGGTATACCTGTGACTTTAGAATGTTCATGTTCAGAATTTACAGCATACCACTTGTGTACATTCTCAGGAATATTATCAATGTATTCTTTTGGTGGTGAGATGTATGACCCGTAGGTGATAAGAATAAACTTAGTCTTATCAGCATGATTCATAATGAATCTAAAAGTATCATTTAGATTGCCGAGATTTGTTTCCCAATCAAGTCGTGTGCAGATAATTGCTTTTCTTTTACCATTTTTTAAATATGGTAGTTTGTCATGGTCACCATAGGTCTGAAATCCAAGAGGCAGCCTGTTATCAACATCAATGTGCGACAAAGTACGAAAAGATGATCCATGAATGTAGTTTGTTTTTATTTGTTCAAGATCATAATTTAAAAAATCACTTTGCATTATCATTTTCTCCTACCGAGTTTAGTATTTCACATAGATTTTTTACCATCTCACTTGTAACATCCTTGTGATTACCGACGTAGATACAATTCTCGTGAATCTGCCTAGCGTTACTATCAAATCTCTCTTGTTTGATTTGTTTCATAAAGGGATGCTCGTAAAGATTACCAGCAATACAAGGCCTGTATTCAATATTGTTTTCTCTGAGAACAGACTTAATTTTTTCTACATTGTTTTTCTTTGTAAAAATTGGAAAAGCAAAGTTGCTACAACCTTCAGAGTTAAAATCAATCTTGTAGTAGTTTGAATTTAGATTGTTAATAAATGTTTTGTAGTTTTCGTTTCGATGCTGAATCGAACGATCAAGCAAAGGCAACTGTATGGTTCCTAAAAACGCATGAATGTCTGTTCCTCTCAGGTTATAACCATCACGAACAAACGTAAACAATGGATCTACCGACTCACTCTTTCTTTTCTCTTGTTCAGACTCAGGTAGTTCTCGAAGAAGACCATGAGATCGCAAAAGAAGAAGTTCGTGATACAAAGACTCATCGTTTGTGCAAATCATACCACCTTCGATTGTTGTCATGTGATGCCCATAGTAAAATGAAAAAGATGAAGCGATACCATTCGTACCAACTTTCTTATCACCAAACTTTGCGCCGTGTGACTCGCAGCAATCTTCAACAATTGTCACATCATACTTCTCGCAGAGATCTAAAAGTTCTTGTGTTAGAGAACAGAAGCCTAGAAGGTGTGTGAGAAACAAAAATTTTGGCTGTTGTGTTTTGAATATATGCTCTAGATTTTCAAGATCAGGACCAAAGTTTCTCAAGTCAACATCACACAGTTGTAAGTCGCCGTGTTGCATGATTGGTGATACGGCAGTAGACCAAGTGCAAGCCTGAGATACCCACTTTTGTTTTTCTTGTATGCCACCAGACAAGGCTCGAACAATCATTAAGTTCGCTGATGAACCAGAGTTTACGAAGACCGAATATTTACAGCCCAACCATTCTGACCATTCTTTTTCAAATTGTTTTACAACTTTACCTTGCGTGAGTTTTGGTGAATCGGTTACAAACTGTGAAATTCTTGATCTTTCATAATCTGTAATGGCATCGTCAGTCATTAATTTCCATTGCATAGAGAATCTTTCATTGATATAAACTGTTCAATTTTATTTATGACATACATCTGATCTTTCTTAGTGAGACTGTAAGAAGATGGTAAAGAAATACCTTTTTCATACGCATTTTCGCTTACACGATATTTACCACGCATAAATTTTACTTCACCATTGTAACATGGTTGCATATGTAATGGATAGAAAAACTCTCTTGTTTGAATTTTGTTTTCTGTCATGTAGTTCATAAATTCTTTTTTGTGAGATGTTAAGAAAGAAGTAAACCAGTGAACAGGTGTGCATTTTGGTGAGATGTAAGCAGACTCAAAACAATCAGAGATACCATGTAAATGTTCTTGATAAAGATCATAGATACTTTTTTTCTTCTCAAGAATAAAAGGTAGTTTCTTCATTTGTGAAACACCAATGGCTGCTTGCATTTCAGTAAAACAAAAGTTGAATCCGATGTAAGGGTGCAAGAAACCTTTTTTGTCACGACCATGATTCTTTAGACGATAGCACTCATTTCTTAGTTCTTCATCATCTGTAATAATCACACCACCCTCACCGCATGTAATGGTTTTGTTGCCATAAAAAGAAAGAACACCAAGATCACCAAATGTACCAACATGTTTGTCTTTGTAAAGAACACCAACGCCTTGTGCGGCGTCTTCAATCATATGAATCTTATGCTTCTTTACAAATTTTTTGAGGGCTGTCATGTCACAACTTTGCCCATACAAATGCACAGGCATAATTGCTTTTGTTTTTTTGTTGATACACTTTTCTGCTTTTTTGAGATCAATGCAGAATGTCTTATCATCTACTTCACATATGACAGGCTTGGCCCCCGCCATTAAAACGGCGTTAGCAGAAGCAATAAAAGTTATGTTCGGAACAATAACTTCGTCACCAGGACCAATACCTAACGCCTTGATACAACAATACAAAGCAGCCGTGCCATTTGTAATTGCAACAGCATACTTTGAGCCTGTAAGGTCACATATTCGTTGTTCAAACTCTTTTGTTAGGTCATGCTCAACTACAAATGTTGAGTCAACAACCTTTTTGAGTTCATCAAGTTCAGCACTATCAATCCATGGTTCAATCTGAAGTATAAAGTCTGTCATATGATTTTTGTTCTCTTATTTCACACTCATAGTATTCGTTGATTCTTTTCTTAATTAAAAATCTTTCGTCATTGTATTTGGCATTGAGTCTTGCAAACTCAACAAACTCATCATCAAATTCTTGCTTTGCCTCTTTCTCACGAAAGCCTGCCTCTGTGTCCCAAATTTTCATGTTGACATCACGCAGTTCAGAATACAAAAAAGGATTCATTCTTAGAGACTCTTCTTCTAACGCCTTCTCTAAAGTCTCTTTCTCTTTCTTTACGAAAGACAATCTATCTTCATCTTCGATTCTTTCTAACTTAATGTCAAGAATAGTAATTTTGTCGAACACCTCACCAATTGCAACTTCAACCTTCATTCACTTTTCCTTTCATTCATATGATAACCATGTTTCATAAAAAAGTCAAATTCTTTTTCAGCACCCTCTCTTACTTTGTCACTAAATTTTGCATCAGGATCAACCCAACAAGAGTAGTGGCAAAAAGTTTCATTTGGTTCTTCGGCACGACAAACTTCAGTACCGTTTACATTTTTTAGTGTCCAACAACTAGAACCATCGGGTTGAGTGACGTTTAGAAGTGTGTTTGCGTTGACTTTTTCGACAATGTATCCATCGGTATCACAAACGTAATATTCATTTAGTTTCATTGATTGATTCCTTTATAAACTCAAACACATCTTTTTCGCCATATTTCATCCAATATGTTTTCATTTTGCATTCTTCATATGTGCTTGCCATGTAATCAGATTCATTTTTATGATCACATATTGTAATGTTCTTTTTATCGGGACACAAGAAATTTTCTATGACATACGCAAAGGTTTGTGGCCCTGAGTTGCGACCAATCAAAACATCACAGAAGGTACTTAGGTATGAAAGTTCATTTAAATCCATAGAATCTTTTTTAATTATCTCGCTTGCAGAAAAAATGTTGTTGATTGATTTATCTTTGGTCAGTTCAGTGTCGTTGCTCAAGATAAACTTATGCTCAGAAAACTCTTTGCAGAGTTTTTCAACAATGGGATCAAAATCAAAATTTTCACACTGACCTGATTTTACCTCGTTGTTAAACAATAAAACAAATGGCCCGAATGTCTTGCTTAAGAACGAATCAACATTTTCAATTTCATATTTTTCATAATTGATACTAGGAAAAACATCAACATCATCATCTCGTATTTCTTCAACACCAAGTTCTCTTAGTATCAGATTATAGTTTTCGTTGTTTCTTCTAAACGTACAAACACCATCATCTCTAGGCATTTTATTGAGAGGTTGATTTTGACCAACCCATGTATTTACAAACAATGTTCTAAGATCACCATTCATGCTCACAGCAAAAGGAACATCATAACGAACACCGCAAAAGTTTGTAAAAGAGTGCCATCTTAAATACTGTAAATTGTCAATGTCTTTTAGAACGTCTTCACCATACTGATTAGTTTCGAAGTAATTGTTTGCTGGAATTCTAGACATTATTTTTTTGATATAGTTTCGAGAGATATGTAAATCGCCCAAATGAAAATAGTTAAAGAAAATTACATTATCGTATTTCAAAGTTTATCTCCCGTAATTTTTTCATAAATGATATTGTCAGCCGGCACAAGTTTTTTGACTCGTTCGTAATTATCATTTATTGCATCAAGTTTACTATGATATAACTCTGGTGATATTTTTGTATCGTTCAGGTCATCAACAAACATAATACCATCAGGATTAAAATCTTCACATACAAGTTTTGTTCCCCAGTAAATTGGTATTGTTTTACTTGCAAAACAGTCTGTTATTTTTTCAGTGTAGTATTTGTCATAGCAATGATTCTCATACACCAACGAAAACATGTAAGGCAGCATGGCTTCTTCTTTTCTGTCAATTGGATTGAAAGACCTACCATACACATCAAAACCAGGATTGTTCAAACAATGTTGCACACAAGCGTTTCTTTTTTTATGACCATCTGTTGTATTTTTTCCTGAGGCTATAATTGAAACCAAGTTAGTTTTATCTTTTGGTTCATCTACGACCCAAGGCATGTTACTACCTGACGGGCAAAATTCAATTCTGTCATGCATAGAAACTAAAGAATGATCACAAGAAAAAACTTTTTTATAACAACTCATCACATCATCTAAATTTTCCTTTACAAATTTTATCGTGTCTTCAATAATGGCACTTGATTCACACAACCAAGCGTATACCGAATCGTGCTTTTCATGCAAAGGCATAAACTTCATCAATAATGAATCGATTACAACAACAGGTTTACTTTTGTCTGTTGGTAATTGATTGTGCAACCATGTAAATTTTGGTTTTACAATGTGATTAGACCCGTGTGAGTGATCGAAGGATGCATTAATGCAGTGTAGTTGCTTATCTTTCATATAACTAACCATCCTTCGCAGTAAATATCTTGCCAATCTTGCTGACCTTTGGGCCCAAACCATTTTGCTGGTGCTACAGTCTTACCATTCTCACCTCTGAGCCACGCTGCCCACCAACTGAAACTACTGTTTGCAATGATGTGTCCTCGGCAACAACTCATAGACTGAAGTGCTAGGTATGGATTCTTTTGATCCATATAATCGTGACCAGGAAACTCTTCGCGGCACCAATCTAAGTCATCTGAGTAAAAAACAAAACGACCATCAGGAAATTGTTTCATCGCTTCATGGTAATAATCCTTGCCAGGAAAGTCATGTATTCCTTCATACTGAACATAGTCTCCTCTGCGAACATGGACACACACTGGATAGTCGTAAGTACCTTTGTTAACGTGATGCCAAGAGATCATATGCTCTCTCGTATCAAAAGCAAACTGCTCACGAATATTTTGTTTACAATGTGAAAAATACTTTTCGCTTTGAAAGTAACCGAGAATATCCATGTCATCTTCTATGAGTTCAACATACATTGGCTCATGCTTGCAGGCAACATCATAGTAAACAGTTTTCGGTTTTTCGACTGTAACATCTTTTGCTTTTAAATTTTTAAATACAGACGTAAGTTCAAGTTTTTCTGGACCTGTTCTGACGTTCATTGTTTTTTCTATATCGGCATTTTTGTATGGTATACCATAATCAAAGTTTCTGTGTGTTGCAATACCTACAAGTGAAGCGTATTGAAACATTTGATTGCCAAGTCTACCAAAATAACCGATGTTAGAATATGTGATCATCAGGCACCCATCACCGTATTAAATACTTTTTTAGGAAACAAAGGTGTTCTTGTGATATTTTCATACATGTTTGTAGTGTTCTTTGCATCTGCTTGAAAGAAGAACGGATCACGAACAGCGTAAACATTGTATTTTGGTTGAACGTTGTATGCTAGTGTTACATCAAAAGGCCCATTTAAATTATAGATTGTGTTTCTACCATCTTCGACCACTGCTTTCGCATACGCAGGGTTTAAAAACAAAATGGCATGACACGCAAAAACTCTTTTAATCTTATACAAATATTCATTTACTGCCAGTGCTTCATACTTACCATCACCATGTGATGTGCCTAGGTAAAGTGCGTCAGCATCATTTGGTATATTAAGAACCGGTTTAAAGTTTTTTTGTTCAACTTCAATATCATCTTCGAAAATTAAAACAGGCTTACCGTCTTTAATAATAGTGTCTTCGAGCGTGTGAAAGTGTGATTCACCACAACAATGAGTGACATAGAAATCATTTTTTTCTTTTACGTTGACTGATGTAATTGCGTTAAATCGCTCTGCATTTTTAAACTCAAGTCGATCCAAGAGTTCAACCATTTGCTCTGCTTTGATCTTGTCAGATTCGACATTGATCCATCGAACCCTCTCATTCAACAAATCAATTTTCATTTTGTTTCTCCAGTTCTTCTTTCAACCATTCACGAAGATCAACATACTTGTCTTTACCGATCACAGTTCGTGCTTTTGCGTTTAGTGCTTGTGTGTCTTGAACCTCACCTGGTCGCTTCCGCAGGTGCACCTGATCACCTGATATGATGTCAGCAAGTTCTTTGATGCTGATTGGTTTACCAGTACCGATGTTAAAGACACGCTGCTTTGCAATCGGAAGAACACAAACTGAAGCAAGAATATTTGCATCAACTACATCAGAAATATGCGTGAAGTCTCTTGTTTGAGAACCATCACCAATGATTGTGAGGGGCATGTTGTTCTTCTTCTGCATCAAGAATTTACCAATCACAGGTGCATAGTGACCTCTAAGGGGTGAACGATCACCATACACATTGAAGTAACGCAAGACAACTGTTTCAAGATTGTAGAGATCACTGTAAACACGACATAGTTTTTCGCCTGTGACTTTTGATACCGAATATGGTGTCAAACAGTCTTCTGGTAAACTTTCGTGATTTGGCACATGACCATGGCCGTAAGACGATGATGTAGAAGAATAAATTACACGCCTAACATCAGCCCGCTTCGATGCTTCAAGAACACTCAGCGTACCATTTACGTTTGTGTTTGTTGTAAGAAATGGGTTTTCAATCGACGGTTGTATTCTTGCTTCGGCGGCACAATGATAAACAAAATCAACACCATCAAACAAATTTTTTATTTTGTCGAAGTCGCAAATGTCGTACTTGTAGTATTCTGCTTTGTCATTGTGGTAGAAGTGATCGTGACAGTCAGCAGATTCATTGTCGATGACCACAACATGTTGACCTTTGGACACAAGACAGTCAACAATGTGTGATCCAATAAATCCGGAGCCACCTGTCACAAGACACTTCATTCGCTTTCTAACTCCAATGTCGCAGTTGTATCATCCTCTACTGAAGTGCCATAAAGAAACTCTTTCTTACATGCTTCATCAATCTGATTCATAATATCTTCTGTGAAGTATTTGTCAGGATCTTTGTAGATTGCTTTTTCAAACGCTTTTGATCCATCAGGAAACTCGTATCGTGTCGTAGACTTCTTCACAATACCATGCTTCAATGCAATGTCTAGCAAACCGTAGTATGGATTCACACCAGACTCATAGTTCAGCAAAACATCAACGACAGAGTTTTCTTTCGTCAAACGACCTTTGTAAAGTTTACAGTGAATGATATTACCAACAACGTCGGTGCCTTCTTTCACTTTCTTCTTTGTGAGATACACGATAGTAGAAGCAGCATACTTCAATCCAGTACCACCACCCATCTCAGACATAGGCACATAAGCACCGACAACCTTGTATGTGTGATTTGTCATAATCAAAGGAATGCCTGCTTCACCAAGTTTGAGTGTAAGTGTTCTGAAGGTAGACTTCACAACTTGGGCTCGTGTCATATCACGAACGTCTTTACCTTCTGCGGTGTCTTTCATTTCTTTTGTAGTTGAAAGCATACCGAGAGAGTCAAGAACAATAAGCATGGGCTTCTGATCTTCTCTAGGTAGTTCACGATAGTTATCTACAATTTGGATGCACTGATGTCTAAAATCTTCGACAGTTGCTACAGGAAAAACTGCAATGCGTTCTGCATCGACACCTCTTGATGTAAGCATTTCTGAGGTAACAGCCTGCTCTGAATCAAAGTAAAGAACAACGGCATCTGGATTGTCAATCAAAAACTTCTGCACAATACTAATTGTGAAAAAAGTTTTACCTGTTGCAGACTCACCAGCAATCGCAAGAATCTTGTTGTCTGGAATGCCACCGTAGATAGAACCAGACAATAGGGCATTGAACGTGTACGAACCAGTATCAACAAAGCCATTGATGTCTGATTCAATACCTTCATTCACGACATTTGCGTAGGTGTTACCCGACACCTTCACCATAGATTTTAGTAAATCACTCATAATATCTCCTTGATCAAATTATACGGTATTATCTGAAAAAGTCAAACTTTCTTTTGCAAAAAACCGTACCTGGCAGTTCACCTGATTTCCAATAAATCTTACCTTCTTTTTCAAAACCAACTTTTTCGTAAAATCTTATGGCTCTTTCGTTCTCATCACGAACACACAACCATAAGTTACCATCAATGTACTCAAAGAATCTTTCGAACACATCGCCTGCTTTACCATTACCCTTTTCAGTGTTGAGTATCTGGTGTATTATGTAGTCGCCTTTCTGTGCTTGTACTTCACCTAGACGCTGCTTTCTTTGATAATGTCCATAAACAACGATTACACCATCTTCATAGATCACGTTGCCTTTGGTTAGATTTCTTTCGAGATAGTCTTTTCGTATGTGTGGAAAGATATCACGATTCTTTAAAAAGAAATCATATATCTCTTTGCTTTGTTCGATTGTGGCATGATTCATGCTTCAACACCACTGCGTAATAATGTTCTAAGTTTTTCGTTTGATTCAACATCAATCACAAGATGAATTCTTTCATCGTCACCATGATTGATTGCGGTGTGTGGTTTTCGAATATCGAGATACCATGTTGAGCCTTGAACCATATTTGTCGAACGCTTTTCACCGTCACAGTTCCAAGCACTAAACTCAACTCGTGGATTGGTCTTGATCGGCACATGCAAACGAATGAGTCTTTCATCACGAACACCTGCATCTGGCTCAACTTGATCGGTGTGACGCTGAAGTTCACCACCGCCAGGCTTCAGACGCATGAAACGAATGCGATGATACACACCAGGAATGTGTTCAAGAATTTTCTCAACTTCAGGAAACAACGCTCGCATCTCTGTGTCTTGCAATTCAAAGTTTTCACCTTCATGCTCTTTGTGCCATTTGTCATTCATGCATTTTGGATTCTCAATGAATGATGGATCTTGCGAGTAACCACGAAGTGAGATCGCACCCCAAGACTTGCTCTTGTTGTACTTCGAATAGTGATTTTGATACTCAACACCCTCACTCAAGAGTTTATCTGAAATGCTCTGACACAGTTCAGTAAAGTCGGGTAGATTGAGTTTCAACAGAGTAGATTCTTCAGCAGCATCAATAAAAAGTTCTGGGGAAGGCATCAGTGATGTTTTTGCATCTCTACGATAGATACCTGTCATCTCAGAGAATGTGTTGATCTTTGTACCGAGTCTCTTGAACCCACACTTTTCAGCGATAGACTTTAGCCATTCATCTTCTTGCCAAATGTGAAGATAGCAACACTCTTCGTAACTGTTGATCTTTTCGAGTAAAAGATGCTCATATTCTTTCGGGCAAGCAATTCGTGTAATCACACGATCACCCTTTGCTCTCTTTGTGATCGCTACGTCGTAAAACATTGTGACTGTCGTGGATGTTTTTGCGATTGATGTTTCAATCCATCCGACAGGTTCAGATTCATCAAACGGTTTAATCTCTTCAAGTTTACCTTCATCAATCGCTCTAGCAATTGCAGGCCCATTCATTTCACTAAACGGTGAACGAGAGTAATGATTCCACTCTGAGTAGTTTTCTTTGATGGCATTAATAATGTCAATATGCACACCTTTTTGCCATGGCTTTTGTTCGATTGTATCCATAATTAATCCTTTGCTATCTGACTAAAGTTATTCTTCTTCTCAAACTTCAAGACATTCGAGAATTTGTCAACGATGGTGTCGGTGCGATGCGAAATCACAAACACGTTTGACTTACCACCAAGCGACTGAAGAAGTTTCATAAAGTCATCTGCGCCAGAATTATCGAGGCTACCATCAAAGACTTCATCAAGAATCAAAAGGTTCGTGCTTGCACTGTTCTTTTGCTTTGCGATTTCTCGCCATGTCAAAAGCAAGGCAACATCAATACGAAACTTTTCTCCCTCTGAAAAATTATCATAGTTAAACTCGTCACGATGGCGACTCTTGATTACTTCATTGAAATTTTCATCAATCGTGAAGTTCACGAAGAAATCCATATCGGACAGGTATTTATTGATCAACCTGTTCATGGTTGGCAAATAATGTCGAATAATTTTAGTTTTTATACCAGAGTCTTTAAGTAGATCATTAAGTGTGGATAGAATATTTGCACGCTCAAGAATTTCTTCTCGGTCTGTATTGATCTTTTCTAACTCGCCACGCAACGTGTCAAGTTTTTCTTTTTCATCTGAAATTTCGCTTGATTGATTTTCAATCTGCTGAATCAACTCTTCCATCTTTTCAATGTAACGGGCATTTGATTCTACCAACTTTTCTTTTTCAATCAAAAGTTTCTCATATTCATCAGCGGCCTCAACTGTTTTTTGTGCAGAACGTTTTGCATCACGAATTACAATCTTTTCTTCGTCGAGTTTATCTACTGCTTCTTGTAACTCTGTAATCTTACTTTCTGTTTTACTAATTTTTTCAGACTTAAAATCATGGTCGATGTTCTGACCACATGTGGGGCAACTATCTTCTTCACAGAAAAACTTGTGTGTTGATTTTTCAGTCAACAACTTTTGTGAAAGTCTTGAGTGAAGGTTGTTGATTCGTGTTTCATCAGGGGCAGTTTTCAAAATTCTATCTGCCTCTTTTCTTGTTTTTTGCTCTAAAACTTTTAGATTAGCAATCTCAACGTTATTCTTTTCAACGGCAGATCTTGTTATTTCAATTTCACCGCGATGTGATTCGATGTTTGATAAACTTTTCTTTTCAAGACCATCAACATAATCTTTTTGAATGCGAATCTTTTCTTTTGCTAACTTTTGATCTACGGTGTTGTCTTCAAGATCACGACGCAAGCGAGAGTTTCTTGACTTCATTTTCTCGTTCATCTGACTAAAAACTTTAATGTCAAGAAGGTCTTCAACGACATCTCTACGATCAGCCGCAGACAACTGCATAAAAGGAACAAAAGAGGAACTACCAAGAATCACAACCTGAGTGAATGATTTGAGATTCATACCAAGAATGTTTTTCTCAAGATAAGATTGATCGTCTTTTGACTTTGACTCTTGATTTACAAGAACATCATTCTTATAGATTTCAAAAATGGCTGGCTTTTGACCACGAACAACACGATAACGATTCTTACCTTTCTTGAAAACAACCTCTACAACAGAATCTTTTTCATTAACGCTGTTGATCAAACGAGGCTTTGTGATTCTACGAAATGGTTTACCAAACAACGCAAACGTCAAGGCATCAAGTATCGTGCTTTTGCCTGCACCGTTGTCACCAACAATCAAAGTTGTTCGACCTTTTTTTAGTTGTACGGTAGTTGGATAATTACCTGTTGAAAGAAAATTCTTCCAAGTCACGCTTTCAAATATAATCATTCATCAATACTTTCTAGATAAATTTCCCTTGCTAGTTTTTTAACATCATCTTTGTTAGAAACTTCTTGATTATCTATCTCGTTTTCAATCAATGTGATTGTGTCAATTGAGATATCTACATCTTCTTCTGTAGGTTCATACTCATCTTCTTTTTCTACGATGGTTACATCTTCAACACCAGATGCGTAAAGTCTATCAAGAAAGTTTTCAAAGTCTGTTGGCTTTTCTTTTGCTGTGACAATAACTTTCACAAAACATTTTTCAAGAGCAGTAAAGTCTACATCTCTTGTCGGCCCATTGTTATAAACAATCTTATGAAAAATTTCATGTGGGTTTGGTATAAACTCTAGTTCGTGTGTGTCGGTGTCAAAGATCCAGAAACCTTTTTCTTCGCCCCAATCACCGAACGTAATTTGATACGCTGTGCCAAGATAGTGAATATTCTTACTCTTACTCTGTGTGTGAAAGTGTCCTGTAAAAACTTTTGAGTATCGCTCAAACTCTTTTGGATCAAGACCAGCCTCACACTTCATACCTGGATGCATGTAGTAACCATACAGTTCTAGGTGACCGAAACAAATATTCGACTTTGAAGTGTTGATGAAATCACGAACACGATCACGATTCTCACGATTGATCCAAGGTATCAAGTCAATCGAAGTACCGTCGATTTCAATCTGACTAGGATCTGTGTAAATGTAAAAATTTTCACGACCTTCAAAGAGTTCGCTCACAGCATTTACTTTACTTGTATTCTTGTAGTAAATATCATGGTTGCCAATAATGACATGTGTTTCTACACCAAGTTCTTCAAGTGGTTTCAAAAATCTTTCTTTGACATTTTGTAGCGTCTGAAAATTAATAAACTTTCTACGATCCATAAAGTCACCCATATGAATAACTTTACTAATGCCTCTTTCACGAATGCAAGGAAAGAAAACATTGTCGAAAAAGTTTAAGTAGTGATTCAGAAATATAGGAGAATCACCTCTCGCACCAAAATGCGTATCAGTAATAATCGCTATCTTCAAGGCTTGTTGTCCTCAAACTTAGATAGATCTGTAGATGTGAGTTTCAAGTAATCAGCGTATGCGTTTGTGCTTTCTGCACCAACTAAATTTTGATTCTTTGCCCACTCTTCAAAACTACCTCTTGCATCAGCAGCCTGGATCGCTCTGTACTTAATATACATTTGCTTTTTCTCCTTTGCAATTCTTCGCAGAAAAGCATAATAGCATATTTGTGTGAAGTAAGCAAATGGATTAGGTTTATTTTTTGTTTTGCTAGGATCAAAATTGGTTGCGTATGACAAGCAGTTCTCAACTGCATCTGAAATCATATCGTCACGGAAAGTATAATTCGCAAAATTTGGCTTCGTTGATAAGTGCGAAGCAATTTTAAGAAATGATTCTCCCAAATAATGTCCAACACCTGGTTTTGTTTCACCATTTTCTTCGGCCTCTTTTACCTGTTCTTTGTATTTCATTATCTCTTCTAAGAGTTTTTCATTATCTACATAATGTTCTTTGATTTTTTTGGCCATCATTTCTCCTAACGAATTGAAGTATACACGCTAATTTTTTTATGTCAAGAGGAGTTATCCTCGGTTTTTTATATTTTTTTTACGATGGCAGCAAAAACCAATTCTAAATATCAGGTGCCTCCCTTGATAAGAAACACTCTAGGGCCTAAGACCAAGAAAGAGTTTATAAGTATTCATTCGGGTCATTGCTCCAGTTTCTCCAATCATTCACATCAAAAGGATCAATCTCAGACTGATCATCAATTGATTCATGTTTTGGGTTGAAGTCGGCATCTTGTGTTTGTTCGAGAGCATCAAAATATTCAAAGATCTTATCTACCTCGTCTTCTGTAAGTTTTGACAGAATGGCTGTAACTTCCTCTGATTCTTCTAAAAGCACTTCTTTTGAAGTCTTTTTGTTCATCATTCTGTCGATAGAAACTTTTGCATTCTTGTAGTCTGTTAGAATGCTTTTAGTTGGCTCTACCTCTGTAACAATATGATTTTTTGGTAGACGAACATCTGGTGTTTTTG